TTCTAGCCGGAGTATTGTTTGTTTCATCACATACTACTGCGAAATCGTAAAGAGCTCTTAAACCAACCAATTCAAGTAGTAGTGACTCCACTGATTGTTTGATCTCATCTCTTGTGATTTTATCATTTGGTTCAAAGATATACGGACGAGCCAGTTTATTAAGTTGACTGCGTAGGTATACTACCAAACGTGCTACGTTGATTCTGTCTAGTGCAGAAGCATTTCTTGCACGAGTCTTTTGACCGTAGTTGACCAATCCAACTCCATTAAAGAATGTAATTGGGTTAATCTTTAGATCATACAACGTGTCCCTTTGTCCTTCATTAAGTGCAACCGTTTGGAACTCGCCTGTTGCAGCATCAATGTATCCCACTGCTGTTGCGTTGCTAATTCCACCACGTCTTGTACCTGCTGGAGCAAACCATGGAAACGATACTTGATCGCTTAGTGCAATAGTTCTCATCATCAAGTGTGATGCTGGAACAACTGCATTTGATCCACCTAGGTCAGTTGTAAATCCATTTGGATAAAACGCACCTAAGTATTCATCGTATGTTACTAGACCTTCGTCACCGTTGTCAGTAACTAGGTTAGCATTTGAACCCCAGTTAGTTAAAGTTGTAGCGTCTGCTGCTAATCTTAGTGGTGTATCACCAATAACAAATGCTGTTAAGCCTCTGTCAATGTTAAGATTAACAAGGTTGCTCATAAGTTCTGGATATCCAGGTGCAGCAATTAGGTTGAAGTTTCTACGCTCTTCATCTCTAATTTGATCGCTTGTGTCAACTGCCGACTTCATTGCTTCGACAATAACCTTACGCTGTGCCTTTCTACCGAACGAACCTGATCCGTCTTCTTGGTTACCTGATTGCGTAACCCAACGATCAGTGTAGTATGTTGACATTGCAGGATCACCTGTTTGTCTTGTGTTATCTGCTGTGATGTCAATGTAGTTGTTAGCATAGCGTTTTACGTTACCACCGCTTCTGCGTAGGTTCCATAACAGCATGCCCTGCGGATATAGTGCAGGATCTGGTGCGTCTGGATCCAAGTAGTTGCTATCTGCTAGATCATATAAATCACCTGCTGGATAAGCACTTCCTGCTGTGCCGCCTGATGTTGACCATCTTGCGTCAGCAAATAAAATGCCGTCCTCAGTTGTTTGATCAGTTGTATCAATTCTTACCCATCTTTCACTTGCTGGTGTACCTGTAAGGTTAACATCATACTTGTAAACGATTGGATAGTTTTCTAAATCTGCTGTTGAGATCCAAATATCACCATCATCTGTTACGCCTGAAACAAATGGATTTGTTGCTGAAACAACTGGAATATAACCAACTCTAGTTGAGTATGCTTCAGTATATGGACTTGATGCATTTCTGTATCCAACCCATGTAGTACCATTGTGGATCATGATGTCAACATCTGAAAACTCTGGATTGTACCATAGTTGACCGTCTGTTGGCTCAGCCTGTGGATCATCTGGACTTGCAAAGAAATCGCTTGCTGCTAGTGGCTGCCAATTAGAAGCAACATAATCTTCCGATGCTCCTGTTGGTGCTGTGTAGAAGTTTGCAGTTCCTGCAAGTGTGTTAATGTTATATGGTGTAAATGCTAGTGCAATAGGTGTTGCAGTTCCATCAGTAAATCTAATTTCACCGCCTATTGCATGAGAAATTACAACTCTATTCTGTGTATCAACCGTTGCAGATACATTTGTAAAGTTTGCTGCGTTAATGGCTGCTGCCATTAAATCTGCATCAGTAGTTGCACCTGTTGCCACAAATGAAATACTTTTTGCTGTATCAAGTGTAACTTGACCCTTGAGTGATTCAGCAATAGTAAATGTATTTGTTGTAGCAGTAAATGTTGACGCTGTTACTACCGCAGATGTAACTGCTGTAGCACCTGTTGCTGCTCTGCGCCATACTCTAAATGTTGCAGTTGCTGGTGTTGCATCGTATCCTGACTGTTCATCACTGTTGCTTTGAACAAATAGCACATCAGTAGCAATGTTAACTCCACCACCGCTTCTGTCTAGATAGTAAAGTGATGCATGACCCGAAGCGTAAATTGGTGCTTCATATGATACCCAACTTGTTGTTGCTGTGGACCATTTGCTTGCTCTCCAACGTGCTCCGAAGTTTGGCTCAGTAGTCTTAATCCATACACTTCCTGTTGGTCTTGGATTTGAATCTCCTGCCTTCCATTGTGGAACAGTTGTGTGTGGTGTTTGTTGTAATGCTGGACCATAATATGTTGCTGCTGTAAAACCGTAGTTTGAAAGTGTTCCACTGCCTGCTGCAATTGTGATCGAGTTACTTAGTGTTGAGTCACCAACGCTGTCGTTTGCTGCGTTTGAGTATAGATAAATTTTGCCGCTTACATTTGCTGCGTAAATTCCTCTTGTATCTGCTTCTGCAGGACTAACTGCAAGCAATCCGTTAATAGTAGTTACAACATCATCAACAGCATCGCTGCCGCCAACTGTAACAGTTGTGCCGTTAATTGTAAATGAACCTGCGCCACCTACAAATGTTGCACCCTGTACTGTTGCATGGCTTAATGCCCAATCTTGGCTACCAACTAATACCCAGGCACCTGCAGCAACACCTGCTACTGTTAGTCCTGGTGATTTGTAATAAAGTCTTGCTGTTTCTCTTCCTGCTGAGAAAGAACCAGTTCCGTCAACTGTTTCAAATACAAAAGCGTATTGCCCAATTGAACCAACTGATGCTTTAGGCTTGCCGCCTGATGTTGAATCAACCTTAGTTGTATCAGTGTCAGTTAATACAATAGGAGTTTTGTTAGCAAACTTCTGTCCGCCAGTGGTGCTAATTGCAGCACTATTCCATTCTTGTATGCCCCATGTTGTGGAGTCTGTATTAATCCACCAAGTTCCGTCTGCTGGATTCGCTCCCGGAGCCTCTGTCTGTCCTTGTAATTCGCCTAGATCGGCATCCGCTCTAACAATAAACGCTGCGTTTGAAACGCCTAGTAAACTGTAAGCGGCTAACAGACCATATTCATTAAGTTCGCTTCCATGAATTGGTGTGTTACTTGCTGTCTTCTCAAAGTTTGGAACTCCGAAAAGATCTACTAATTCTTTTTGTGATGTTACTTTAAATGCATTTCCTGCATTAGCAGCGGATGTTGCAGATGCTACACCTGTACCTGCTGCATTTGTTTTGTCTTGGGCTGTCGCTACAACAATTAGAGGAGTAGTTCCTGGTTCCGCAGGAGTATAGAAACTCTCGTCAATTACTGTAACCTCTACGCCGGGTGATGTTAGTGCCATGTGCAATTTTCTCCTGGTATCGTAATCTTCATTACTTTAAATGTATTACTAGTGTATTTAGTTTGATTTGACAAAAATGGGTGTTTACGCCTCTTTTTATAAAGGGACGAAAAAGGTGTAAATACAAGCATGAGACCGTTATGTAAGTGCGGATTAAGACCGCGAGCAGTTAATTATAAGAAAGATGGCAGGACGTATTATAGGAGTCTATGTGAATCGTGTTCTAAACACGGACTGAATCACGGAGTTCCTAGATGGCATAGAGCAGGCTATAAAATTAAAAAACAATGCGATAAATGCGGTTTCAAATCACCACATAAAGAAGTTTTTAGAGTATTTCATGTTGACGAAAATTTAGATAATTGCAAACATTCAAATTTAAAATCTGTATGTGCTAATTGTAGAGAAGTACTAGCAAAAGAAAATATAAGATGGAAACAGGGTGATCTAGTTGCTGATTTCTAATACGTTTGCTATCTGAGTATACAATTGATCAATAGTTCCGTTATTATCTAAAATTGTATCAAATTCGTTACCAATCCACGCCCATTCGCTAGCATGTACTTTACGTATTTTCATTTCATTAATAGCCAGATTATTGCCAGAATTTGCTTTTACTGCCCAATCATACCATTCGGGTAATGCTCCTCGCTGTACCCATACTATCTTACCACCTAGTTTCTTAATTGATTTAATTTCGTTAGGAAAACGTACATCGCTAACAACAATATCATCCTTACTTTGTCTAAGTTTGTTTTCGATACTAGCAATCCATATATCATCATGGAATGTTTTACGGCATACTTCAGTGCCCCAATATTGTAAAACCCATCTTGGAGTAAGTGTTGGCATATCCAGTCTTTCTGCCCACCAAGGATCTACCTGCTCACGCCATTCACGTGCTTCTTTTGTTCTTCCTTCCAGCATGATTCTGTCCCAACCAAACACTGCTGCAACTGAATCTTTCAGAGAATCTGCAAAGCTCTCTCTACGGAATTCATGGAAATTAACGAGATAATCTGCCACTGTGTCTTTACCACAACCGATGAAACCGCAAACGCCTATAATCATATAACTCTCCTTTAAAGTTATATTATAGCATCTCTTACAGTTGTGTCAAGTTCTAATAGAAGGGTTTTGGTTGTCCTGGCTTACCTGTATTAAGTTTTCTAGCCAAAACGCTTGATGTATTGATTGATTTTGTTCTTTGCTGTCTACGTGCCTGTGTAGGTGAAGTTCTAGCGCGAGTGGTTTTCATTTTCTGTGCTCTAGCAACGTTGTATTGCTGCACACATTTTGAAGGATGACTAACTTGTCTACCTTTTCTTGGACCCACTGAACAACGGAATCGTAACTTGGTCTTGCCGCCCTTGGCAGTTGGCGAAGTTCTTCCCCAAACCATTTTAGCAACTTCGTTAAAAATTTCGTTGTGCTCGTCTTCTGTTACTAATTCTGAAATGCGCATTATCCTATAATCCAACTATAACCTGTGCCGCCTGCAACTTGTGTTCCAAGTTCCATAGTTAAGCGTTCAATATCGTTTTGTCCTTCTTGTTTGATACTTGCACCATTAAGTGCTGTACCGCCCTGTGGTCCTGCAATACTAGCAAATTTTTCACGTGCCTGCCCTAGCATTATCTTACAGTTTGCAAGTGTATAATCTTTAATCCACTGTCCTGAATAAACATCTTGTAATATTACATAATCTGGTTTGTTATTGTAGGCCCATAATAATACTTGTTCTGTTCCTCTTGGACGTTGCATAATAATTAGTTTCTTGCTTTGTGGATTCCAAGTAAAGTTGATGAATGAACCAAACATCTTGCCAACTAATTCTTGATACTGTGCAAATAATTCGTATGTTGCTAGTCCGCCCATGTTAGTTGAACTTAACAAATATGTATTTGTATATGCTAGATTGAAAGGTTCAAACACTGTTCCGCCTGTGCCGTTACCTGTTCTACTACCAACACTTCTTCTGTAAATCTGTCTTACCTGCTGTATTTCAGTTGGAAGCACATATTCATTTTGGTCCTCTTCCAGTGTAAGAGTAATGTAACTCTCTTCGACTGAATTATCCGATCTCTGGCGGAAAACACCAAGAGCTCTTTCTAATCCGGTATCGTAATGCTCAGGATCAAGTTCTACATCAATCATGCCATCGCCTAGCATGTTCTTAACATAGTTGAAAACCTTTTGTTTTTCTGTATCAATTTGGCTCATGTAAGTATTTATGCCTTTGTTAGAAAACGGTAAATACATATACTATGCCAAGACTGAGTTTATACCGCCCGGAAAAGGGAAACGATTACAGATTTATTGATAAAACTGCCTGGGAGATGTTCCAAGTTGGTGGTACCGATGTGATGCTACACAAGTATCTAGGTGCTGAAGCAACAGCAGATACTGCTGGCTCTCCATCACAGCCAAAGTATGACACTCTCAGTCCTACAAATATACAGGACATGCTGTTTCTTGAAAATAGGGATAGAAAATACGATCCAGACGTTTTTGTTATGCGTGGTGTATACAATGTTCAGGACATAGATTTTAACCTTAGTCAGTTTGGACTGTTTTTGCAAAACGATACTGTATTCATCACTTTCCATATCACTGACACGGTTGAGAAACTTGGCAGAAAAATTATTGCAGGTGATGTAATTGAATTGCCGCACCTAAAAGACGAGTATGCTCTTAATGATTTAAATTATGCACTAAAAAGATTTTACGTTATTGAAGAAGTAAACAGAGCAGCAGAAGGATTTAGTGTAACATGGTATCCGCACTTATACAGAGCAAAATGTAAACCACTAGTAGATTCACAGGAGTTCAAGGACATACTGGATCAAATTGCAGATTCAGAAAATTTCAAAGGAACATGGAATGCCGATTCAACTTACTATCCAGGCGATACAGTTACAGCACCCAATGGTGAGAAGTATACTGTGACGCAGGAAGTCACCGGAATTGCTCCGCCGGATCTAACATACTACAAACTTGCAGACACTCTCAAAGACATTATGTCAACCTATGAAAAAGAAATGCAAATTACCAGTGCAGTTCTGGACCAAGCAGAAGCAGATGCCCCACAGAGTGGTTATGACACTACAAAATTATACACATTACAACAGGATGAAACAGGTAAAACAGAACTTGTTACTGCCGATGGTACATTAGATGATGCAGACATTGATACTATAACTGCTGATACTGTATTCCAATCAGCACAAGCAAATGGTTACACTGGTTATCTAGTAGGAGATGGAGTTCCACCAAATGGTGCACCATTCACACAGGGCATAGCATTTCCAAATGGTCCGAGTGAAGGACAGTTCCATCTTAGAACAGATTATAAACCAACAAGGTTGTTCCGTTTTGCCAAGGGCAGATGGAGCAAGGTAGAGGATGACGTGAGAACAAATATTACACACCTAGGAACTAGTGATACGGCTGCAGGTGCAGACTATGCTGGTAAGACAGAAAAAGAAACACAAAAAACTTCATTCATTAATAATACAAATGAACAAGTTATTAATGGCGAGACTGTTAAGGAAAGACAGAGCCTATCCAAGGCCCTTAGACCAAAGGCGGATGAATAATGCGTATTGAAGAGATACTAGGCTTTGCAAGAACAAGCGGAAAGAAACATACAGTCAAAAGACGTCCACCTGAAAAGGAAGAGGAACCTATTGCACTAAAGATTAAACAGCGCCGAGCAGCAGCAGCCAAGGGCGATGAAAAAGCATTCAAACACGGATTTAAAAAATAATGGATTTTTTCTACGACGGACAGATTAGAAGATACGTAACACAGTTTATGAGAATTTTCATAGGCTTTAAGTATCAAGCCGGTAATGGTGATGAACAATCTGTACCT